CAGACGAATCTAATGCTGGTGTTGCTGGAGATATTAGATTTTTTAGTAGAGATACTCATACTATATATGTTCCTAGATTATTAATGTACTTTGATAAATCTAGTTTTGAAACAGGAAGTTTAGATCCAATTGATTCTAATTCATTTTCAGTCTATACAGAATTAAAAAAATCGTATAAAGATGAAGAGATAACAAAAATTAGACTGTATGGTAGAGATAAGTATCCGCAGAAATCTCCCACTAATACATTTCCATTACAAACTATTAAGTATATTCCTAGTAGTTCATTATACTCGGTTATAGATGCCGCTACAGACGAAGTTATTATACCTTATGAGACAGAGTATACAAAAGTTATTAATTACAAACTATTTTTTAAAGTTACTAGATAATTATTCATAATTTTTTAGTTTAATATTTATAGATATATGATTCAAACTAAGTTAATTAACATATTAAAACAATTACCTAGAACTTCTGCTAAAGAAACAGAGAAGATTGTCAATCAAGAAGCGAAGTCAGTAGAAAAAATAGTAGATGAATTTTCACTTAGTGATCGAGCCACTTCTGTAGGTGGTCCGGGGGATGGGGACGAAGCATTACTTTCTTATGTAACAGAATATAATAGTGATAGCACCAACATTGATGAAACTCCAAAACGTTCAAAAAAAGACCCAGTTTATTTTGATAAAAAAGATAAAAGATTTCAATATAAAGACAAAGATCGAAAAAACAAAAAGAAAAAGAAGAAATCAAAACCAATAAGTACGCCTACACCTACACCTGTTGAATATGCTATGTATTTACAATATAATAAAAAAGGTATTTTTTTTAAGACAAATTTAAAAGACTTAAACAATCGTGATAAAAATGGATCAGTTATTATAAATATAGGAGATGAATAATGGCTAGTTATTCAAATAGTAAATCTAAGAATAAAAAGGTAGATCAAGTAAAAATGGGTCGTCCAAGAAGTCGTCCAAGAAAGAAATTTACAAAAAATAAACCTAAAAAACGAAAGATTGACCCATTTATTGCCAAAAAAGAAAATGAATCGCGTCGTTTATTAAGCAGAGCTGATAAAAATAATATACCTGCTAATAATGAAAATTCAATAATATTTGAACAAATAAGAAAAAATTACACAAACAGGTCAGTTGTTAAAAATATTGATACAGCATTTAGTTATTATAAATTTCCGCCAACCACAAAGCTTAATGTAGCTGATTTTTCAATACCAGATCAAAATATTGACATATTGGAAGATGTACAAAAAAGTCTAGTTAAAGATGCACCAGATAATATAAGCGGATATCATAAAATACCTGATTCAATTTATCCTCAATTAGGTGGTAGATATAAAAAAACTAGTGTACGTTCGCAATCTACTTGGAATATTTATGAAAAGAATGGTAGTGGTTGGGGAGAACAAGCGAGGAAAGCTCCGTTTTTCCAAACAATATCTGGTCAGCCTTTAATAGACGGCGATTTTTATTTGACGCCAGACATTATTAAATCTGTTCAAGAACAAGGTAAAGCTATCAAATTTAAAATATGCTTTGCGTTTAAAATGAAAGGTTCTTCAGAGGCAACGATGAGGTTAAGATATGCAACTGGTAGCCCGGAAGTTGCATATAATCCAGCACCAGTAGACGGAGTGCCGTATCCATATGATTATAACTGCAATTTCAAGATTCTGCTCCGGAGGAGTTCTGCAGTATCCGGATGGCATAATGATTCTCCAACAGGAAATGATGGAAAACTAATATATAATGCAAGTGGAGGAACTTTAGCTAGAATAGATTATAATTCATATAGAGAATATCGAGGGGCTGCCTGGAGTCAAGCCAATCCAAGCAATAAGTCCTTTAGCATCAAATGTAATCTGCATTATATAATAGATCCTAGAGTAATGAAAGAATATGATCTCTGGAATGTTGCAACAGGTGCTGACAGAGCAGGTTATTATATTACAGACGGTTCTTATTGGGAAGTAGATTTAATTGATGATCCTGGAAAAGGTGTTGCTAATTACAATGAAAGAAGCAAATATTATGGTAAACAAGTAATACTTCCAAAAAAGAAACCAGGCGGATATGATACACTCACCCAAAATATACTTCCAGCTATTGGACCTGGAGCTCCTAATAAGGCAGAAATAGCTAGAAATGCTGCAGCTGCAGCAAAGGCAGCAAGAGAGAAAAAAGCAAGAGAAACAAAAGCACTTGCAGCTTGGCAAAAAGGTGAAGCTGAACGAATTAAAAAACTAGCAGAAGATTTGAAAGTTCAAAAAATCGACAATGTGCTTAATTTAGTTAAGCAAATTAAAGGTAAATTATGATATGATAGACGTAGAATTTAAACAAATATAATTAAATAAAATAACATGTTAACGCAATATACAAATAAAGATAAACTTTTAAATGAATCAAAGGCAACTAATGCTGAAAGATATGATGCAAACGATCTAGATTTATTTAAAAAATCGGTATTTCAATATGGTGAAGTAGATTTAGGGACTGCTAATGCATCAAATGAATTTCATGTTTATTCTGGAGATACATGGATTACTGGAAAACACAAAGTAGATCTTGACAATTTTGATCAAGCAGCTTTTACTGAAGCAGGAGCTCAAATACAATTAACAAGTCCTGTTAAATTTAATTTAAGTCAAGAACTTAGAAAGCTAGAATTAACATCTGGAAATTATAGAATAATATTAAACTTTTTTCAAAATATACTTGGAAGTTATAATGCACCATTAATGGCAATTGATGATATATCTCCAGATAGAACAGAAGTACGTTTACGTGCAATTGACGAAACTAATCCAAAATTTTTATTATCAATTAATCAATATATTAATAATGTTGCTGGAATACAAACTGCATTAACAGATGAAGATAATGTCAACTTTCTATTAAATTTTTCAAGAAATAAAACAAATTTATTTGTTAATAGTGTAGTTGTAGGAAAATATTTATTTGTTAAGTTATATAAACCGCTAGATGAAGATATTGAGAAAAACTTTAAATGTTGGATTGTTAGAGAAAATAAATTACCATACGTAGATAATATTTCTGTTTCAGAAGTATTAGATCAAATTACATTTAACGTGTTGCAAGGAACAAATTGGGAAGCTTCCGCAGAACAAGATACATCAAATGCAACAACTTTAAAATCATGGAGCGATTTATTAGGGTCGTCAATGCAAACATCTCAACAAATAATTGATAGTTATTTTTCTGGTAGTTTAGGCGGTGTTAAATTAAATATTGATTTTGGTGATTTTAATAATTTTGTCTTTTATAGTTCAGCAACAGAACGATTAGATAATTTTAAATATAAAATTGAATTATTAGAATACTATACTGCTCAATCTGCATCAGCTGGATTATTATCTGGATCTGCAGCTATAGCAAATGCAGCCGATTTCAATAATTTATATACAAATTTAATTGGAGGAATGGATCAATTTGAGCAATATTTATATTATGATTCATCTTCAAAAATATTTACTCATGATATTCCAGTAGCTAATCCAGTTGTAGAATTTGTTACTGGAAGTTATATAAGTCCAGCTCCTAAATCTAATAGTACTTATCCGTTTGAGTTATATTCTGTAACAAGTAGTAATTTTGAATCTTGGTATACTGGAATACATGAAAGTGCTTCTATATATGATCTTAGAAATAATAATCGATTAATAAGAAGTATTCCGGAGTTCATGTTGTTAGATGAAAATAATGAACAATTATCTACATTTGTTAACATGTTAGGGCATCATTATGATATATTATATACATATATAAATGCAATGACTTTAATTAATTCTAGAGATGAGCATCCTAAACAAGGTATGCCAAATGAATTATTATATACTGTAGCTAAACAATTTGGATGGAAATTAACTAATGGTAATCAATCAACTGATTTATGGGAATATACATTAGGTACTGACATTAATGGAACACCGTTAACTGGTTCAAATAGTGTAGGAGATCCATCATTACCAAGTCGTGATGTTACATATGGTATATGGAGAAGAATTGTTAATAACATTCCTGGATTATTAAAAAGTAAAGGAACTAAACGTAGTGTGCAAGCATTATTAGCTTGTTATGGAGTACCTCAATCATTAATAACTATTCAAGAATATGGCGGTCCACGACTTAAAAGGCCTCCATCATATGAAAAATTAAATTTTGATTATTCATTAGATTTAATTAAAAATACAACCGGTATTGTTAGAGTTGATTATAATCAAACAATTGGAGCAGTTGAATTAAGATTTAGAACTGACAATGTTTTAAAGAATCCATTAGTTCCAGGAACAATGAATTTATTCTCAGCTGGGGGCAATGATGTAACTTTAGAATTTTCTAGAGGAACAATGGGAAGAATACAAATCAACGGCACTTCATCAGCTGAAATTGAAATGTTTGAAGGTGATTATTTAACTGCATTATTACGTACTGGTTCTAATAATAGTGTTGAAGTATTAGCAAAAAAATCAAAATTTGGAAAAATTATCAATACTGTTTCTGCATCAGCAACTGGCTCATTTTCTAATCCTGGGACTGTATTAATAGGAGGCACATCTGGCGGAAGTCGTTTATTAGGACAAGTACAAGAATTACGTATGTGGACCGGTAGTTTAAATGATGCTCCATATACTAATCATACAAAAGCTCCGTCTGCATATGATGGAAATGTAGATGCATATGACGAATTAGTTTTTAGAACTCCTTTAACTCAAAAAATTAATCACGCAGCTACTAGTAGTTTAACTGGAGTACAACCTGATATTGGAACAACTATATCAGCATCATTTACCGGATCTGGATATCCAGCGTGGACAAATAGTACTCCATATGATTCTATAGAAGAAACATATTATTTTGATGGAATATCATTAGGGGGCGGTACGTTTGATGATAATAAAGTAAGAATTGAATCAACTGAGTTACTTAACACATTAAATGTAGAAAATAGAGCTACTAGAAATGGATTTGATACTGCTCCTTTAGATTCTAATAAGTTGGGAATATATTATTCTCCTCAAACAATGAT